CGGGATAGAATGTGAATCGCCCCACACCAGTCTCCTGTCGAAGCCGAACTTCGCGGTCTCGGCTATGCCCTCTATGAACGATGATCTTGTGATAGCCACTTTCTTTTTCTCCTTTCCGGCGAACTCCTTGTAGTACGTCTCTCCATAAGAGGCCCGGAGGTCCTGAACCTTCTGACCCTGATCACCGGGCCTCTCATATTCAAAAAGCACCTTGTTCGACGCTTCTCTCACCGACTTGGCCTTTCTGAGGAAAGAAACCAGCGTCGGGTAATTGCTCTCCATCTCCTTCTGGAGGAAGTCAAGCTGCATCTCGAAATCTCCGATCGATGTCTTGCGCGCTCTCGCGAAGTCGAGAAGGGCCTGCTTCCGCGACCAGTAGGTCCACTGGGCAAGGCCGTAGCCTGCCGAGTCGTGGACGAAGTTGGTGTAGGAGCCGCTGTCGACCCTTGCTGTGTACTGCTCATCCGTGAGCCCCAGGGACTTTTCAAACCGGTCCTGTAAGTTCGTCGGTCTTAAGGCCGATTCTGCCCGGATGTTTCCCATGAGGCCAGCGGCGCCGAATGCGTTTCCGAGCCAGGCGAAAAGAAAATCCCATATCTTCTGTGCGTTATCCATTTTCTCCACCTCTTTCTCTTCGTCGAATGCCGGCACGCCGTATCCGTATATTGACGGATTGCCGACACGGATCTGCCGGCGGCCGACCGCGTCGTTATGATTGCCCTCGATGACGGTGATCACGCCGTCTTTGACAGACTCCACGATGCCGACGTGCTCCGTGTGGCCGTCGCCTTGCCAATCATAAAAGATGACCCAGCCGAGCCCCGGTGTCGCTGCCCGGCCCCTTTTGTCAGGAAATGCCTTGTACATTTCCTGGCACCCGCACTCGTACGGCAGTACCACGCCGCTCATGAGTGCACAAAAAGACACGAACACCGCGCACCAGGCGTCCATGTAGGTCGCCCTGTAGCCGCGGGGCAGCGGCTTGATGGTGTTGTACTTGTCAATGATCGCCTTGTGGGCCGCGGAGCCCTCGGCCACGCCGATGTAGCTCCGTGCTGTCTCGATCAGCTTATTTGCTGCCATCGTTCTCCTCCTCGTCCGGGAGCTCGGAGATCTCGCCGGTGTTCTGCCTGAGCCACTCTTTCAGTTTTACCCAGATCTTTTTGACCGGAAGGCCGGCGAGAGCCATGTTTTTGAGGACGCTTACTATTTCGTACATGCAGTAGATGAGTGCGAAGAATTCCATAATTCCCGCCTTTTCAAGCCCGCTGGCCGTCCGGATCTGTTCCGGGACGAATCCAATCAGATTAATCTGCAGCACAATATCCATGCAGAAGAAGAGCACCAGGCTCACCAGCATGCCGGCCTTGCGGATCGCGCCGTCAATACCAACACAAGAGTTGAACCTCTTCTCCTTGATCGCGCGAAGGATCCCGAAGAAGGTGTCAGTCACCAGAAGGATCACCGCGAACCTGAATACCTGCGAAGTTGCCAGCGGCTCTAAAATTTTCAAAAATTCGTTCATGTCAAACCTCATTTTTTCTTTCCCTCCTCGATCAGTTCGAGGAGCTGCACAATATCATTCTCCAACCGCCTGATCTGTTCCTGCTGTTTTTTAACAATTTCGTCCTGCTCCTCGATGGCTTCCGCCACATCGGAGAAGATCTCCATGACATTTTTCCCGGTTCGGCCGCCTGTATCGTCCCGCATTATCCGGCCTCTCAGACAGTCTTCCATCCCGCGGGGTATGCTGCGGGTGACCATACATTCCCGTCGATCAGGGACTCATAGACAGGGTCGCTCTCTCCCGGGAAGTGCACTCTATCACCCTTCGCATACGGGTTGGTGCTGTCAGGCTGCTTCCATACAGGGATTACCTCAGGATCAGGGATGAGCACCTCCGCGAACAAGGACGTTGCAGCCGTCGGTGTCCAGGCGGGCTGTGAAGTATGTATTTGGAGTACCTTATAGAGAATGCCGTCATATCTGACTCGATCGCCTACGGCATAATCGACTCCGTTCCCGGACCATGCCGGAAAAAGTTCGACGAACTGGATCGCCTTCTCATCATCCATCGATGCCGCTCCCGCCTCAATCTGCTTGCGAAGTTCTCTTGCTCTTTCAATAACGTCTGTCATTTACTCTTCCTCCCCGAGCAGAATTCTGGCAGCGGTCTCATAGTCGGACGGCCCTGCAATCTCCCGTTCTCCCTCCATGTAGTAATGCCCGGTTATGGTGTTGTCGGCATTAACTACAATCTGTTCGCCCGTGACGCCGCAATGAAGGAAGGTGAAGAGGGTTTCGCCATTCTCCTGAAACTCCACTCTTTCAAGGGCTTCAGGGGTCAGCTTATCCCAAATGGCAATCACTTCTTCCTTTGTGTCGCGGACAACAACAATGTGCAAAGGGAAATTGACTTCGGATAAACTGACTTCTGTACCGTCGTTCAGGATCATTTTTAATTTTTTCATGGTGTTGTTCTCCTTTCAAGTAATATAAAAGCCCGCAGCGTTTTTACACTACAGGCTTTCGAACAAAGTATTTTATTATTGCTCCTACCGCACTGGCGCATAGGTAAAGAGCTTATCATACAGCTTGTCCATACTCTAGATTGCGCGGTAGGTATTAAAGTTAGAGGCGTAGGCCCGCTTTGGCGCTTGCCTCCGTATCTGACCCCACAAAAGGGCCCGGATACTAAGAAGTTCGAATTACATACAGAAGCCGAGCGCCACCGAGTTGGAGTTGTCTGCAGGTATGTCGTTGCTACTGCCGCTGGTGTTCATACAGTAGAAGCGATCGTAGTTTTGAGCGGATCGCGTCCACCAGGCAGAGGCGTATGTCCCGCCTGACTTATTTTTCTTACGGTTTGCGTTTGTGTTCTTGAAGAGGCCGTAATACAGCGAAGATGTACCAGCTATCTCATCAAACGACGGTATCCACACCGTATCTGTCGTAGTCTGTGTAAACATACTGCCAGACGTGCCATAGGCGTTCTGCGTTTTTGTGACCTCCACAGTGGCGGCAGATACCACCGCCGGAATCTGAGGCGCAACGGTTTCCCTGAGCCATGTACGCATTTCAGAATCAGTCCAGCCGCCGACTGAACCGGTACCGATGGCATAACCATCAAAAGAGCGTACAATGCAATCACCAATAACTATACTATCAATAGTTACAAGCGCAGTTACGTTTGCGTCTGTACCGCTATTACTGGTGTTACACAGCTTAATGTGTGTGTTCGTGATGTCTGTATTCGAGCGCCTCGTAGTCTCAAACTCTATTACATAGGTCGTGCCGCTTGTGATTGCAAGATCATAATTTTGAGTGTTCGCATTGTGGGTGATTATTACTTCGGTTCCGTTAATCTTCAGCGAAGTAGTGTTTGTAGAAGTCGCGCCGGCCATATATTCTAGCCTGAGTGTTCCAGTTTTTACAGCAGTAACTGTGAATGTGATTTTCGCGGTATTGTTCGCTGTATATTTATTCTGTGCGTCCCACTGGTGATAACCTGATATTTTTTCACTCGTGCTATTTCTTTTAAAGCTGGGACCGGATCCATACTTAAAATTCGTTACCAGCTTTGGATTCATGCGGTGCGACGTAGTAAGAAGTTGTTCACTGATCCAAGAAATAGCCGCTTTACCGCCGCTTGCCTTGTCGTCTGCGTTAAAAGCTGCAATCTGCATACAGACGTTGCCTTCACTGCCGAGGTCAAGGATTTTAGTATCACCGACGCTGTACTTCGTAGAGTATGTGCCATTATTAACCGCATCGATAATCTCAGCCCAGCTATCTGTGATAGTCTCAGTCAGACCAGTGTACCTGTAGGCCGCATAGCAAGAGGTATTACCAGTAATATTAGATGGTAACGGAGACCACCCGTTGAATTCGTAATCTTCCGGATTGCTGCCGGTGTACGTCGGTGTACTTCCTGTGTAGGTTGCCGTACCGCCATACGGAACATTCGGCACGGTCTGAAGCAATGTAGAGCCATTGTAGAAGTAGACCGTGTAAACCTGTTTCTGAACGGTATATGCCGCGTACACGTTGCGGTCAGCGGTCACATTCTTAAGCGCGTCAGAATCAGCCTTAGTCTGATTCATAGACCTGCTCCAACCGGCGAAGGTGTACTTGTTTTCCTTTGTAGCCGCCCTTGTTGGCTGCCCGGTGTATTCGCCGCCGTCAGCGCCGTCCAGCACTTCCTCTGTATAGAGCAGTTCTGCGCCATCGTAGCTGTAGTAGCGCAGGCTGCTCGCGATATGCTCGTACTCAATAGTGATATCCGGGTATCGTGCATTCACGGACGCGAGCCACGCCCCCGTGACATTGCCGAGCCCCGTGATCGTGCCCTGTACCTGTGCGGCATCAACATTATTACCGCTCTCGTCAAGTCCACGCATGGTGTCCAACAGGTCAAAGAAGTCCTCAACCTGCGCCGTGGTAGTCATGGTGAGCTGAAGGCCGATGATACGTACACGGCTATTCGCTGCAATCTGCTGAAGGATACTGTGGACATTGATAGCACTGCCTGTGTTCTCAATGCGCAGCGTGGAGATATTCGCATACGTCGGCATTTCAAACGTAGTCAGAGAGGGCTGATTCCTGACAGTCAGGTTGGTTATTGTGCCCGGGAGCTGTAATACCTTCAGCACACCACCATTCGGCAACGAACATCCTGTTATTCCTGTCCCGCCGAAGTAAACCTCTTCAATGTTCGAGCAGCCGGAAATATCTACAGCCTGCGTAAGGTTAGGACAGTTCCGAACATCTATCGTCCGCAGCAACTCGTTGTTGCCAAGATACAGCTCCGTCAGGTTGCCGTTGGAATAGGTCTCGCTGGCATCACCAATCTTCAGCGCCTGCAACTTCACCGCTTTTGAGAAGTCCGCATAGCCGACCATCAGGCCGGAGAGGTCGCCGACGGAGGCAAGCTGGGACGCACTATAGATATAGATCTCCGTGTCATTTACGTTATCCAGCGGGCATACCAGCGTGGTTTGCGTATTTCTGGCCGAGCGGGCCTGTACCAGATAGGAGCCATACTTCACGCTGGCATAGACATCCGCATACGGCTCCACCGTAATATTGGCCTTTGCGTACCCACGGACCGTGATGACGTCCGAGAGGCTGTCACCTGCATTATATTTGGAATCGATATAGCGGAAGCGGTTATACAACCACCATTTTCTTTGCTCCGCCTTGGACCCCTGCAGCATGGACAGGTAGGAGGCATTGCCCTTCTCCACCAGGGGAGCCAGGTACTTAAACCACGCATCCTCATTGAAGATTGCTTCCGGCCACTTGCCCTGATGCTCCTCAAACATCTGCTCGACCTTGTCGTATGACAGAGCGCCTGTGGACCGGAGATTCTGGTACATCGCCTTCATCTCATCAAAAAAGGCAGCTCTCATGTTCTTCCAAAGAACACTCTGCTGCCCATTGAACACGTCCGCGCCGCCTGCGGTCTGGTCGATGTCCTCTAAGTTATAGCTGAAGACGAGAGCGCCTTCATTGTTGATTCCGATCGCCGTATCCATATCATACGGCAAAAATACGATCTTTTTCCTCATAGCAGCCCTCCGTTACGTTACAGGTGATCCCATGAAAGACGGGAACATGTTCTTTGCCCGGGAGTCCACCATGAGGAAGAGTTCCGTAAACAGGTAATAGAACATGGCCGACTGGAGCTCCATATAATTCCCGGCTTCCGCTTTGAACTTTGCCAGTCGGTATGCTGCTGTATCGTGGTCGAAAGTGACGTCTCCATAAGTCACCGGCGCATCCAGTGCAGCTCCGGTCGCTTTGTCCGTATCTGTAGAAACCACCCACTCGGCAAACTCCTGAAGCTGTTCCGGATCCGTGTACGGAGGATCCGTATCCGGAAACCGGGCTTCGAAGTCTCCCAACCAGGCATCCCCGGTATAATCTGCGCTTTTATAGAGGACACGGTCCGATGTGTTATTACGCACTTCCCATGACTCATCCTCCTCCTGGAAGCCAAAGGTCTCCTCGGTGGACTTGTCATTATTCCAGTTATACTTCCCCATGAAGATGATCTGATCATTCACGGTATCATGCCAGAAGATCACGATCGGGAAGCCGTCAATACCTTGCCGGACCCGGCTATCTTCCTGTTGCGCCGGAGTCTTGTACGGACAAGCCATATCATACAGCCGGACCAGCTCCACATTATTGGCGCCTTCCGAAGAGGCAACGTCCGCCTTATAGCAGAACGTCGAAACCGGGATGGATGTATCCCGGATCTTGAAAGTGTCTACCGTAGTGCCATTCGCCATCACAAAGCCCTTCTTATATTTCGCTTTGTAGTTCTTACGCTCATAGTACTGAGATGAGGTTCCCTGAACGTCGAATTGAGCTCCGGTAAAGGTAAAGCACTGCTCAGCATGCAGCGGATCGGTATAAGACCCGGACACGGTTTTCTTATCCCCCTTGTACTGCGGAAGTTCGTCACATTCAAGTATCAGGTACGGGAGATCCTGAGGAAGCTTCTCCCTGACGATGTTCCCGTAGGCGTCATAGACCTGATTGCGCTTGTACCTGGCCAGCATATCATCAACACTCTGCGTGTCGGCGATCCAGTTCTCGAGGATCTGCGCTCTCGTGAGATCATTGTCGTACACTCTTATACAGTAGATGTCGATGGTGCAGTCATTGGATCCGATAGAGATGCCAACCGGATCCGTCTGAGAGAAGTCGTCATCCTCGGGATACTGGATTGTGCCTGACATGATTCCGTTGATATAGCAGTAGATCAGCCGATTCTCGGATTTTTTCTCAACAACAAAGCTCGCTCTGACGTGCTCGTTCTCCTTGAATTGCATAGATATCTCGGACTGCTCCGAGTTCATCTGTACCTTCTGCGCAGTCAGGAAGAGGCCTCTTCCGCCAGACAGGCAAGACAGAATGACCGAATCGTAATTCATGACTGTCCTGGTGGCGAATTCCAGCTCGATCGTCTTGCCAGTGGTGCGGAAGTCCTCACCAAACACGAAATACGGGATATACACTCTCGCATCTCCGGAGACTCGAAGGACAGAAACATTATTCTCATCTTTGACCCACCCGTCTGACTTGTAGTTGAAGTTCGCAAGTGTAGCGGATATATCCTCGTAGCTCCACTGAGCAGGACTGACCTCTGTATTGCTTCTGCCATATGAGGTCAGATGCAGGGCAAGGGCGTCCACCTCTGCTTCTGCATCAATTTCTGATTCTGTAACATTCAGCAAGAACGTTCTCTCCGTACCGCCTGCTACGATCTTAAGCCTGAGTTCTCCAACAACATCCGGGCGATATGACCAGAGCTGTTCCGTTCTGTCTACCGTCAGGGTAGCTACCTTCTCGCCGCCGGCATACAGATCGGCCGAGGACGTCAGGCTCTTCGGGTTATAGATTGTATACGGGATGGCGATAGTGGTGTACTGGGTGACACTGCTATCGCGGAAGGGACTCGCGATAATCGTGGCATCGCTTTCGCTGTCTACGACGATCAGATCATAGTAGAGTTCATTCGATTTAACCTCAGATCCTTCAATCTCAGCAGTGAAGTAAACGAGTAGGCTGTGCGCTCCGTGACCCATAGCCGGCAGCTTGTATGACTGCTGCCGGTTAGACGCGGACACGCTAACAGTCCCGGCCTGCTCTCCATCGACGACAAAATGCATCATCTTCTCTACGGCTCCAATCGGAGTGTAGGTGTATACAATCGTTCTGTCGGAGCTGTAGGCCCGGCTCGCGTCGAACATGCTTGACACAGACAAGTCGACGACCGTCACGGTGTATGCGATCGACCTTGTGTTCCCGTAAATGTCCGAGACCGTTACTCTTATCTTATTACTCCCCGCGGTCAGGAATCTTGCGACGTCAATGCTGACGCTGCCCTGCTCCACGTCTGCGACCATCTTTGGCACGCCACCCACGCGGACCGTTAAGGTCCCGTTTCCGGTCGGCATTTCGTTTTCTATTGAGCTCCAATCGACAGCAAGAACGCAATCGCCGCTTGCGCTGATGGTCTTCGCCAGCCACCCGCTCGTGTTTGTGAGCGTCAGAACGGCGTTGTTGCCGCTGCCTCCTCCGCCACCGCTGCCGCCGGCGACATAGAACGGATCAAACCCTTCGATGTCCTCTCCGTTCAGTGTCAGGTGGACGAAACCTTCTTCGTCCTGATACCCTCCGTCGAAGGCGAGCCCGCTATCGTTGATAAGCTCTCGGACGTCATCCGCTAACTTGTCTGATGTCACTGCTCCGTCCGCGATGCCCTCGGATCTGACTCCGCCGGCCGGGATCCCGCCATACGGGCCTCCGCTTATCCAGTCGCTCCCATCGTTGAAGTACCAGTCGCCCGCAACATAATAATCGTCGCTAAACGTCGCGACATAGAGCTTGTCCGGATCCTTGAGATCTTCTTTTGCGGTCGCCGCGATTGGCGTCCCGGATGACAAATTCGACGTGATCCTTCTAAGCGCTGCGATTCTCGTCTCTGCAAGTGCGAGCCGCTCGCGGTAGGTCTCCTCCTCATCCGCGTCGTCCCGGCGTATAGTTCCGAGGGATTTTTTAACGTCGAAGTTAGCTTCGAGAGAGACCCACGTTTTAAGGATTGTAGCTTCTTCATCTACCTGGTCGATCACGAGAGCAAAAATGACGACGCCGGACTTTCCCTTATTGATCCCGTCGTCGAACTTCCAGAGCAGGCGCCCGGTCTCCTCGTTCGTCTCGGTAAGGAGTTTCCCGCCTTCCGTTCCGTCCGTTTTGATGTAGACGACATGGATCACGCCTGCGCTGAGATCGAAATTCTCGAAAACAGTCGGGAACTCAAATTCGATCCCGTTGATGCTATCATCACCGACGACCACCGACGGGTATTTCTCCGCCTCTGCCGGCGTGATGGTCCTTTTAAGTTCATCGATTACATACGTTTTGATCATTTATTTGACCTCTTTGAGATAAACGAGCAAAAAGCGGAAGGCGCCGTTGCTGACCGTAAAACTCGCGTGATTAACCGGATGGAAGCTTACGGTCATCTGACCTGTGCTGAAGCGAAAGCCGTTCGTCCCGATCCATCCTCCATCAAAAGGAATCGCGATGAAACTGTCCGCTCCCGCCGGAAGCGTCACCTTGTACGTGATCCTCTCGCCCTGGACTTTCGAGGCGATCGTCGGGATTTTCACTTCTATGATGTCCGAACTGACCGGTTTTCTCGCTATTACCCATTTACCGGCCAGAGCATCCGATAACTTCTTCGCCGTTTCCAGCTCTGCGAGGTTCGGCAGGATCTCGGCAACCGTCTCAACCCGCGAGATCGTAAGCCCCTCGATGTAGACATAGGCGACAGCCATCTCCGCCACGAGATCCCCGTCGCGGATCGACCCGCTTGTCAGGCCGGCCGTGTTCGGATCCGGCGTTCCGGAGCTGTAGCTGCCGGTGATGACATGCCAGTCAACCGACTCGACGCCCGTGGATGCATCCTTGGTGTATCTCGCCGCAATGATATCGCAGCGATTGAGATCCGACATGCCGGACTCGATCGCGACCGTGTCGTAGGTTCCCGGTTCGACACGAAAATGCACGCCCTGCATCACCCCGTCCCCGTCGTAGATATAGACCTCGTTGTCGTTCGCTCCGCGTGTGCAGCGCAGCTGCTCTCCAGTCTGCAGGATCCCGTCGCCGGCGATCCCGGCCTGAAAAGCCTGCGCATCCGCGGACGTGATATGCGATTCCCCTCTATGTCCCGTGATGATTCTCAATTGTCCTCTCCTTCCAGCCGGAACTCGACGCTTGCCACGCCTCCGGTCTTCTTTACGATCTTCTGGACGATCGGTCGCGCGATGCGCTGGCCGGTGATATCGTCCATCCCCGTGACCACATCCCCGATTAGGAGGTCGTCCTGTGTCTTGTTGTCAAGCCTCGCCGAGAAGGTGTCCTTGTTCATGGCCTCCCGGAGCTGCTTCACTCCGGCCTCCCGGAGGTTGTTCCCGGACAGGCCGTTGTTGTCGTAGATCTCCTCGACAAGATCGTCTCCGGTATAGTACTGTGTGCCGCCGATCGTTCCGTCGGCCTGCACATAGAGATGGATCACTTCTCGATTCTTAAGTTCTCCGGAGCCGAGGCAGATCATATGATTCACGCCCCGGTGGTTCAACTTGGCCGAGTATGACACGTCGCCGTCGGACGAGTATTCATCCGGACGTGTGACGCTCTTAGCCGCAGAGACCTCCACGTATCCGCCATCCTGAGTCTGCAGATATTTGATCACGAGCTTATATCCGGATGCCGCCAGCATCGCGGTCAAGCCCTCCAGCACGCTGACATACCTGGCGAACCGCCAGGAGACAGCGACGCCGGTCAGCTCGGATCCCGCCCTGAAAAGCGTGCCGCTCTTGATAGATAGGATCTCGGCGATGATCTCCGTGAGATCCCCGGACGCCGTCCGGTAGTCCTCCCCGTGTGCCGGCTCGATGATGATCCGGTCGAGAAGGCCGCGCCACGTATAGCCGTAGGCTGCCACCTCTCCGGCCTTTGTCGATGGCCGGATGTCGCCGATCCGGCCTCCGTACTCTCCGCCGGGGATGTAGACCCTGCATCCGTCCCGGATGTCGCCCCGCCACTGCATATAGGGGACCGTGATCTTTATGTCATTTTTCGAGCCTTTGCCGATCTCGATATCATAATCGTCCGTGAGCACGCGGATCTCAGCCCCGCTTCCGTCGGCAAGGATCATATCTCCCATCACCACTCGAGCTCACTCCTCTCCTGGTTCAGCGTCAGGTCGAACGGGAAACTCCCATCCCACGAGACGCTGACATCGCCGGCCGGGATGTCCTCAAAGATGCTTGTCCCATCCTTTTTTCTGGCATTGAAGAGGTTGGTCGCCTGGCCTGTCGCGCTGATCAGCGTGACGGTCTTCTTCCGGCTGTCGATCTCAAGCCGGTTCCCGGAGGGAACCGCGGCATATACGGCCCTCTCGACGCCTGCGATCGTGATCGCTGGGTTGACGGCCTGCCCGTATATGACAAGCTTGTAAGAGCACGGTACGAAGCCCGGATTCTTGAGGATATAGTAGTCCGGGACGTGCGGCGCGAAGTCGTGAGGAAAGTCATGACTAAAATCAAGGTCCTGGCTGTCGATCGTCTCCCTGACCCGGAAGCACGTCGTCGCCTCCTGCATCCAGAAGGGATGCGGAACATAAAGGACGCACCGTCTCCCGATGGTCCTATGCTTGTCCGGATAGTAGATCATCTCCGATGCGACGATATAGCACTCGACATATTTTTCACCGACATACAGTCTCCCGATCGCATCCGCCCCGGCGTTCAGCTGCCGGACGTCGTACTCGGTCAGCTCGTAGAACCGCTGCATCGCGGCGGCACGCTCTTCCGGAGCTCCGGTGAAGTCGATTGTCATGTCGCGCTTGTAGGCATATTTACGGAAGCCGCTGACCCTGCTGCCGATCTGCATCTGGGACTCGACCGGCTCCCACTCGTAGTCGTTGAAGCCGGCCGCCTTCTGCCGGATCCTGACAGGCATAGCGGACAGATCTATCGACCTGCCCGCGCTGTTGATATATTTAATAGTTTTAGCCATACTGCACCCCCAGGTCTCGATTCACGCGGCCGTATTCGCGCCCGTCGACAAAGATTCCGAGCCCGGATCTCCGGAGCGCCTCTGTCATAGCTGCGGCCATGGACCTGTAGCTGTCGGCGTGCCCCGTGGCCGCGGCCGAAGATGCGCCGCGGATCTGTGCCGATATCCCACGGGTGTCGAGTGCGGCCCTTGTGGCCATCACGATCTTGTCCCGCCCCGCCAGGACGCTGTCTGCATAGCTGGACGTTGTGTTCTCGCCCATGTCGCCGAACACGCGGGACGGGCTGTGGATCTGCAGCGTATCTCTTGCCGCTGCGATCGATGCGGCAGCGATCTCCGTGGACGCCGCGATTACCGCAGACCGCCCGGAGAGGATCCCGGCCGCCATTGAGTTGGCCGCGTTGGACCCGGCTGCTGCCCACGCTCCCGGGTCGATGCCGGATCGTGCCGCCGCGAAAGCGGATGAACCGACCGCCCTGGAGCTCTCGGCTGCCCGTCCTCTCGATGCCGCCACGCCGGACGCAAGCGAGTTGCCGGCGACAGACCCAAGGGTCCGCCACTGTGGCTGTCTGAGCCCCGTCTGAATCGCGCAGACCGCCGTCGTCCCGAGCTCGGACGCCGCCTGCCGGACCTTGCCCTTCGAAGCGGAGAGGCCATTAACAAGCCCCTGTCCGGTGTTCTGGCCGGACGTCCTTGTCTTGGTCGACGGGGACGCGACGCCGAGGCCGCTGTTGACCGCGTCGATCGTCACGATCCCGAGCTGTCTGCCTTCGGCCTCCGCCTCGGACTCGGCAGCGTTGAGGCCCTCGACGAGCCCCTGGACCGTATACTGCCCGGAGGCGTTAGCGGACGCCCCCAGCTGCTCGGCCAGGGTGTTGAAGGATTCCTCCCCGCCGGCCGCCAGTTCGCCGATCGCCTGAGTCAGCTGCTCTCCGGCTTCGTTCTGGAATCCCTTGATGTCCAGGGATTCCTGCCAGAGGCCGCCGGCCTGTGCCAGCTCCTCGGACGTCATCGAGTTAAAGGTCTGAACGTATGCAGCGCCGCTCGGGCCCATGTCCGCCAGGTGCTGCAAGAGATCCTGGTTGATGCCCTTGTCGGCCAGTTCTGCGAGGTTCTGCTCCCACTGCGTGATTCCGTCGATCTGGCTCTGCATGTTCGCCAGCATCTGCTCAGTCGACATCGCTGTTCCGGCGTTGAACTCGTCGAACATGGAGATCTGTGAGGAGATCGCATCGGAGACATTCTCCCGCATCGTGTTGACCGAGTTGGCCACCGACGTGGCGACCGTCTGGAGTCCCTGATCGAGGGCGTCGTAAGCCGCCAGCTCCTCGCCGGCCACCTCGATGGATGCTCCGGCATTCTCGGCCATGGTCCGCTGACTCTCCGTCAGGCTGTCGGTCGATGCCGCTGCCGAATCGAGCGATCCGCTCAGCTCCTGCGCCTTGCGGGAGTAGTAGTCGATCTGCCCCTGTGCACTCTCATAAGCCTCGGCCGCTGCCGAGACGGCTTCCTTGACCTCCGCCTGCTCGGCTTTTGCCTCCTGCAGGGCATTGGCCAGGGCGATCGTCTCGGCGGTCTCATTGACCGCAGAGGTGGCCGCGCGGCCGGATGCTTCCGCTGCCTTTTCCCGCGCTTCGGCGAGCTGTCTCTCCAGTTCCGAGACCTTCTCGTCTATCTCACGGCCGGAGTTTTTCGCCTCCTGAAGGGCGGTCTCCGCCTCGATCAGGGCCGAGACGCCTTCCTTCGCGGCTTCCATGTAGGCCTCAGCCTTGGCTGCCTCGAGCCAGCTGTCGGCATATTCCCGGACGCTTGCCGCTCCGAGGTTCGTTTTCCCGCTGACCTCGTCGATCGCGATCCCGAGGTCCGGATAAAGGTGGTTGAGCTCGGAGACGATGACCGCCATCCTGGACTGCTCTTCTGCCGTCAGGCTCGACTGGCTTTCCAGCTCCTCGAGCTCGCTGATCAGCTTGTCGGATATACTGCCCTGGGCGATCACTTTGTTCACGCCGTCGCTGGCCGCATCCATGGCGGCGCGGACGGAATTGGTCGCGCCGCTGAGGGATTCGGTCAGCTGCTCGCCGGTCGTCTTGATCTCCTGCAGGGCCGCGTTGCTGGCAAGGGCGTCGCTCCGCGCCTTGACCATGACAGCCGACAGGCCGACGACCGCGCCGGCCACCAGGACTGCCGGGTTCGCCAGCATCGTGTGATTAAGGAGGCCCATCACACCGTTGTATTCGGTGACCGCTCCGGAGATCTTCTGGTAGGTCCTGACGACTTCGCCGCCGGACTTGATGACAGTCCCGAGGGCCGTCGTCACCGGCCCGACGGCCGCAACCACAAGTGCGGCCTTAGCTGCCGTCTCTTTCTCTCCTTCGGAGAGGTTCCCGAACCACTTGGCCGCATCGGTGACCGCTTCGGTCACCTGTTCGATCTGCGGAGCAAACTCGATAAGCAGCGTCTGACCGGCCGTGATCCCCGCGTTGCGGACACGGTTGAGGGATGCTGCAAACTTCTCGGAGGTCGTGTCCGTGACCTTCCGAAACGCCTCATCCGTCGCCCCGGCGACTTCTCCCATCGAACGAAGCGTCGCGGCGAACTCCTTGCCGCCGTCGTTCGTTAAGGTGAGAGCTGCCTTGCCTGCCCGGATGTTCCCGAACATATCAGCCATGGAAAGGCCGCTGTTCTTGGCGTTCGTCTGCACGAGATCCAGGACCTCGTATAAGTTCCAGCCCTCCTCCATGAGCTGGGAGAAGCTCTTTCCGGTATTGTTGACGATGATATCTGACGCTGTCGTCCCGGCCTTGCCGAGTTCGTTAAGCATACCGGAGATATATGTTGTCGCCTCGGCGGTCGCGATGCCGTTCTTGGTCATAACAACATACGCTGTGGCGAGATTGTCCAGGTTGACATTGAAGGCCGCTGCCGTCGGGATCACGGAGCCCATGGACTGGGCGAGCTGCGCGACCGTCGTGCGGCCTCGGTTCTGCGTGTTGATCAGCCTGTCTGATACAGCCCCCGCCTCGCTCGCCTCCAGCTTGTAGGCGTTGAGGATCGTGCTCATGACCGAGAGCGAGTCATTCAGCTCGGCGAAGCCTGCCTTCGCAAGTTTCGCCGAGTCACCGACATATTCGACCGCGTCAGCCGTGTCGCGGCCCGCTGAGATCGAGTCGTAGACCGCCTCAGCGATCGTCTCCGAGTAGATATTCACATCGTCGGAGAGCTGCATAATATCACTCGACAGCTGATCCATCGACACCCTTGACGTGTCCGCGATCGTCGAGACCTTTGCCAGCGCGTCCTCAAAGGTCGTGGCCAGTTTGACGCTCGATACGACCGCTGCCGCCGATGCTGCCGAGACGATCGACAGCTTTTTCCCGACGTTCTCGACCGCCGAGCCGGTCCTCTCCAGGCTGCTGGCCATCTGCTCGAATTTGGCGTTTTCCGCCTCCGCGGACGCCTGCTTGATCCTCGTTCCGAGGTTGTCGAGCTCGGCAGCGGTCGTCCTCGTCTCAAGGCTCGCTTTCTGGAGCTGACCTTCCCAGTTTTCAACGCGCTTTCCGGCGGTCGCATAGGCCCGTTCGCCGAGATTCACCCTCTCGGTCAGCTGTTCGACCGCTCTTTTCTGCTCACTGATCTCCTCTTCAGAGGCGTCGCCTGACTTGGTCATTCTGTCAAGCTCAGTCTTCGCCGCGGCCAGCTGGGACTTGTAGGTCTCCAGCTTCTCGCCGACCTGCGTGTAGTCCGCGCGGGCGTGTTCGAGGCCGGCGGACACCGCGTCCTGTTTCGCCGCCTGGGCGTCAAGGACCTTGGTGAGCGCGTCTGCCCTCTGCTGCAGGGACGAGAGGCTCTTCCCGGATGAAGCAGTCTGTGTCTCGACCAGCTTCATCTCGTTCTTAAACTGTACCGTGGCCCTGGACGCGCTGGTGACCGCTGACTTATATTCTTTTTCTCCCTCGAGGACGATCCGTCCTCCGACCTTGGTCATTGCCATCGCTTACATCTCCATTAAAGACACTTCGCGCGGGGCCTCTGCGAACAACATCCGTTTCATCCGGATGTTGTGGAGCTTCTTCCACTCCGCGAACATGTCGAGCCACTTCCCGAGATACATGTGAGCGATATCGTCCTCACGGTATCCCATATCCAGTCCGATCAGTGTGATCCAGGCGAAGTTTACTTCTTCCTCTCCGTCTTCGCCGCCGGGGAGGACGTCCGGTTTTTTCTTTCGAATGCTCTGATATACTCCGCGTGAAGGATGTCGGAAAGCTCGAAGCATGTCATGCCGTCCACCATGAGCCAGAGCTCATCCGCCGGTGTCGGTTCTTTCCCCTCGACCTCCTCAGCCTCATTCACGAAGAATGCGAGAGCGTCCTTGAGCGCCGGCATATCCGGATCTTCGTAGTGGCCGGACATGTTCCCATCTGCGTCGACGACGATATTGCCCTCCGCATCCAGATCCGGGATGAACTTCCAGATCCTGAGCTCAAACTCGGAGAACCGGCCGTACTTGTCCTGGATTTTCTCAAGGGACTGCATCCCGCAGCGCATCGGATATTCTATCCCCGAGAGCATGATCTTCGATACGTTTCTCTCGAACATGTTTATCTCCTTTGTCAAAAAAGGCGGGCTTATGCCCGCCTCCTGTTTTTAGCTTTGCGCCCCGGTCGTTCCCGTGCCGGAAGATGCCGCGGCGCCGAACTGCTGCCTGATCCAGGCGATCGCGTCCTCTTCGGATGCAGCCTCGTGTTTTCTTCTCCATTCGCCCGCGGAGTTCTGCACGGCCTTTCCGCTGATCGACGGTGTCTTGTAGGTGATGGAGCTGCCCTTCGTCTCGAAGTCATCGCCCGGGACCGTGAACTTGACTTTCGGCATGAAGACACACGCAAAAGTCTTTGTCCCCCTGACCTTCTGCGGGGCGATGACCGCGACGCCTACATAGGCGGCATTATCGCTCGTTTTGTCGATGACGGTCTTGTCCTCATCGGAAGTGGATGCCCCGAACAGGATCTTATGGACCGCGATCGGGAGCGTGTCGGTCCCCAGGGTGACGTCAGCATCGGTGAACTCACGGTCGTACTCGGACTGCGGATCGTCATCCGCCGCCAGAGATCCTTCCGCAAAGTTCGGGGACACATTGAAGGCGATCGCTCTCGCGACCGTCTGAAGTTTGGAAGCGTCATAGGTCGTTCCATCTTCGTTGAACGGAGCAAAATACGGTTTCCTTAAGCCATAGTATGCCATTTTTTCTTATCCTCCTTAAGCGCCCATGAGATCTTCGATCGCCTCGAGCGCTCTTTCCTTTTCTGTAAAACGTTTCTGGAGCCGCCAGATCCCATTCCCGGGCTGATAGGCGATCCCCTTGATCTCCTGCGTCGAATAGTTAATCGTTTTTCCGCGGGTCTGGACGTCCGTGTCGCCGTCCCGGAAAACGACTTTCGTAAGGATCGTCACGAAATAGTACCTTGTCCCGCCGATCCGGCCCGTCTCGATGAGGGCGAGCCCCTTCGGCCCGGAGAGATCCATGCCCGAGAATGACGCATCCCCGTCACTTACATCATGACCGAGTGCCGCAAGGGCGTCGTCCCCCGCCTCGGCCAGCGTCAGCGTGACGTCCGCGTAGTTGAACTCATGCCGCGGGTCCAGATCGTTAAGACCTGTGTACTCCGACGCGTCCTCATCGTAGTGAGGCTCCAGCCGGAAGCGGCAGGCCCGTCCGATCACGACGCTGTTCGAGTAGCTCAAGGCCCCCGAACTATCCTCGGCGCAGTCCGCTACTACCGGATAGGCAAGTCCCGTCATTGCCATGCTCAGCCCTCCTCTCCCGGATCCTCGATCCCGTCGAACTCGAAGATCAGGTGCCTCTTATTGGAGTCGGGGTCGACGAAGGCGGTCACCGTCGGATATTCGAACCCCTGGGCGACGAGTGCCTCCCTGACCTGTTCCTTGAAGGCGGTGAAGGAGACGGTCTTCGGCATGAAGTGATGGACCTGCATCGAGACCAGGTTTTCTTCCGGCTCGTCATCCGAGAACTTGGTTCCGCGGTCATCGGCGTAGTTGTAGGTAAACCACCGGTCGGTCGCGTCCCCTGTGTAGACGTCAGGCTCCACCGGATAGCCGAAGCCGTCCAGGGCGGCTTTGATTCTTGATAGCGCACTCACTTGACGCCCTCCTCATAGACTTCCTGCATCTTCTTCACCACGCCGGGCTCCGCATCGTTGACAGCCGGCTTGACGATCGGCTTCGCCGTCTGTTTGTAGGTCCCGTACTCGTGATAGGCCATCTTCTCCATGTTCCTGGTCTTGTTCCGGCCGGTTCCCGTCGGGCACACATCACAGATGTGTCCGTCCGATGTCTTTCGGACAGGTGACGCTTTGATGCTGTCCGCCATGTCGCCGGTGTCCCGGTAGCGATTCGCGCTTGTTTTAAGCGAGTTAACCAGGATCGGAGCTGACTCCTCGACCATCTTTTTCTGGAGGCTTCCGGAAGATAGGCGGCCGAGCTGTCTGATCAGGTCGTCGGTCCCGCTAAGCGTGCTGAATCTTGCCATGTTCGCGCTCCTCGCACACCATTTGCAGCAGCCTCCGGTTCTCTCCCTTGTAGGTCCTCCGGATGTCGTAGATCTGTCCGGACTCCTTATCGACGAAGAACGGCTGCCCGCTGTAATTGACCGCGTCGATCTCACAGATGATCGACGCTGTATAACCCTCCTGGCTGGCCAGCGTCGCGTCGCTCCGGGTCGCATCCCGGAATATAGCGCGGATCCCGCTGCCGAATTCCGGCGTCTGTGAAACAAACCCTTCCTCATCCTGGACGTGCTCGGCGTCCTTCGGAAAGCATATGATCTTACGTCCCATCGTCATCCTCCAGCAGCGTCAGCCGGAAGACCTTCTTCCTGTAGAGGTCGAGGTACTTCTCAGTGTCGGACAGGTCGGTCTCCATGTTGGACTTGACGTAGAACGTCGCCGCGGTGATGACCCTGTCATCTACCTCTTCCGCGTTGATGTCAATGTCCGCCGGAATATAGGACTCCGGAACCCCGGAGTCCTTCATGTCATGAAGCGCGTCCCGAAGATAAGACTCGATGTCCGGCGCGTACTCGGTCAGCTCAGTGGAGATCCCGGTGCGGGTCCATACAGTCATCAAGAGTGATGCCATGTCTTACCTCCCGTCCGGAGCTCAGTCCCCGGTGACCTCCGCGTCGTTGATCGTGACCTGGCCGCGGACGAACGCCTTCTCGTCCTTGATCTCGACGTCCTCTCTCAAGATCGCGCGGACAAGAGTCATATCCTGCTCGAAAGCGTTGAGGTCGCCAGCGACAGCCGTGTCCGTCCACTTGAGGGTCGTCTTCTTGCGATCGAAGAGAGCAACAAGTTCCTTCATGTCGCCGATCCACATCGGGATCTTTCTCTTGCCGGCTGTGGCCGTGTCGGACGGGAATTCATCGTTCGGCAGGACGACGACCTTGATGCTCGTAGCTCCGGCGGTCAGCGTCAGCTGCATCGGATCGGTCGGAGACGTCGTGAGTATGTAGCGCTTGTTCTCGTCCTTCAGGGTGTCGAGCCACTGGAGGCCATCATCGTTCGTGTAGACCTTGGATGTCCCCTTGAACGCCTGGCCGAGCTTGACGGTGATCGCCTTCTTGATGCCGTCGAGGTCGGTAAGCTCCGTCGGGGTCGTGAACTTCGCCTTGATTGCCGCCGTGATCAGGCTGTTGTCAGTGATTCGGGACTCATCGCCGATCCAGTCGACAAGCACCTGAGTGATGTTGGCATCGGAGTCTTCCAGAAGCTCGTTCGTGACCGGAAAATAGCCGGCATACTTCTCGATCTCCCAGGACATTCGCTCGAACTGCGGCGTCGCTTTCTTGCCGATCGAGCTGCCCTCACCGACCTTGGTAAATCCGGTCTGCTGGGCGCGTTTCTTGTAGGTCCTCTGGCCGCTCTTGGTAGTGACCGGGACGACCTCGACTTCCTGACGGAGGGACATCTTGGCATCCCTGCGGGTGCGGATGCGGGTCTCGATTGCTTCCGGCACCGTGTAGCCGCCGTCAGCAAGAGTGCCCTCGGACATGTCATTCTTCGGGAATCTCTCGCGGAAGGCGTTCGCGAACTCTCTCTCGGCCGCTTCGGCGGCGTTCACGGCCTGCTCCTCGGTCGCGGTCGCAAGAAGCGTTCCGGAGCCTTCGAGGATGGCAGCCGAAGCGTTCTCGAACGCGTCATCATCGATGTCCTTGAGCAGGTCGAAGGAATCCTGCAGATCCTGCAGCTCTTTCTTGGCGGCCTTCGCCTCTTCGAGCTTGCCCTCGTCAACGAGTTTTTTGACTTCCTCTTTCTTGGTGTTGATCTTGGCGAGAAGTTCTCTCATCTTCTTGTTCATGATCTCTTTTTCTCCTTTTTTGTAAAAATCAAACCCCGAAAAGATCGAGGTCTTTGAGGATCATTTCTTTTTCGCGGGACAGCCGCTCACGCTGCTCCTCTTCGGCGGCAAACTCTTCATCCGCCTTCTTCATCATTTCCGGGGTGACCATGAGCTGCCCGGATGCGTTCAGGCGCCTTCCGGGTTTCTGGCTGCTGTCCATAATACGGTTGACGAATCCCATCTCCACGCACTGCTTTGCGGTCAGCCAGGTCTCTTCATCCATGATCTTCATCATGTCTTCAAGTGACTTTCCTGTCTTGCGGCAGAAGGCCGCGCAGATCGCCCGGTTCATCTGCTTCAGGGTGTCCGCTTCCTTCTCCATGTCGTGGTAGTCACCCCAAGCTCCGCCGGTCACATTGTGGACCATAAGCATCGCGACCGGGCTCATCTCGGAGTCGCCGACCATCGCGATCCAGCCGGCGCACGAATATGCGGCCGACTCGATATGCACGTGGACCCGCTTCTCGTGCTGGAGAAGGTTCGTGTAGATCTCCTGGGCGGCGACGACATATCCGCCGCCTGAGTTGATGTAGACATCGAGCGGATCCGCAGGATTGGCCGCCGCGATGACGTCGGCGACTTTCCTGGGGTATACGCAGTCGTAGCCGTACTTGTCGTAGTACTTGCCGTAGTCGTTGGGGATGATGTCTCCCCTGATGTCGATCCTTGCCATTTAATTCCCTCCTTCCTGCGAATTTCCGCCGTACTGCTGGCCCACCATGGAGAGCGGGATGTAGTTCCCGTTCACGATGAGCCGGTTCCCGTCCGGATCAGCCGGAAGGTCAAGGTAATCCCTCGCCTCGTTCGGCGTGTAGATCCCGTTGTTGACCCCGTCTTTCAGGGTCTCCATCTGGGTCTTCGCGTCCGCCCGAAGGATCACTTTCTCGTTCGCCTTGTAGAAGTACCCGGCGAGCCGCTCGGTCTCCGTCAGGCACTTGGCGTTGATCTCCTCCTCGTAGGCTTTAAGTCTCCCCAGCATCGTCGTGACGTAAAAGTCGAGCATCTGCTGTTCCTGAGAGCTGTAGCTCGACTTGGTGTAGTCGTTGATCTGGGACGGCTTGATACCGAAGGCTGCCGCGATCTGCAGGGCGCTGTACTGTCTGAGCTCAGCGAACTGAGCTGCCTGCATGGTCACATTGAGCGGCGTGAGCTGGAGGCCCATCGGGACCGGGACGATCTTACCGGCGTTCTTCGGGCCGGAGAGCGCGTCGGCAAACTTCTTTGACAGCTGCTTGCGCTTGGCCTCGTCGAGATCGCCGAGATACTGCATGGCCATCGCCGCGGACATGCCGTGCTTGTACTGGTTGTTCATGACCTCCTGCCCGGCTAAAGCTCCGCTGATGCTCTCCTTTAGGATCTGCCGGACCGGCAGTCCCATGATCCCGTCCCAGGAGAAGGACGTCTTGAAATGGAGCACTTCTTCGGACTTGAAGACGTATGCCTTGCCGCTCCTCGGGTCGTCGTACCGGTAGTACATCTTGCCGGCGCACCCGAACACCCCGACATCGTCCATGTAGACCGTCACGCAGTTCGACTGCATCGGCCAGAGGTCGAGGACCTTGTAGTAACCGCCGTAGCCGCCGGGCGGACGGTAGAAGACCCGCCGCATCCAGATATAGCCGTTACCGTAGTGCTGCGTGTTCTGCTCCGTCGTCGACCACATCGTCGTCGGCGTCATGATCGGGTTGGGACGGACCGCCAGAAGGCCTGTCATCTCTGTCGGTGCGGCCCGGATCCGGCCCTGCTCCGTCGACTTGTAATACTTAAGCGGGATCTTTCCCATCGTTTCAGAGAGAAGCTTGAGGCAGGTGAAATATGTCACCTCCGAAATGTCCTTCTTGGTCGTCCGGTCGATCCCGAGCCAT